ATGCAATTATTTTTAAAATATTTTTTGCATTATGATAATCATCGATTGATTTTTTTATTAAAAAGATTGTAAGGATGAGGGCATGGAATATCCCTGGAATATTGAAAAAAAGATTGTAGAATATAATTGCCCCATCTGCAATAAAAGAAAATTACATAGAAAAATAAAATCCTATAAATACGGAAATAATTGTAATGGTTGGGATGATTTTGTTTTATTTTATAATCATTATTTTTGTGATGAGTGTGATGAATTTACATTAAAAATATCAAAAGAAGATTGGTATTAAAAAAATCCCCGTATAATTTTATACGGGGCATAAATAAAACATCCTTAAAAATAAAAAAAGAGGATTAAGAGGACGGTTGCCCCGCATGATTTTATGCGGGGTTTTCTTTATTTTTCGAAAATGGCCCGTCAAGATGTTCATATTTGAATTTGAAATATTCTGTTTCGCATTCAAAATTGATATTGAAAATTACAATCACTGTCAATATTGCCCCTATTAGAATTTTGCACAAAGTTTTTTTCCTTATTTTAGTTTCAAATTTTTTAAATTTAATTGGAATATATTCATTAGCCATAGCTATTCCTCCAAAATTTCATAAACTTTTTTGATAAAATCAAATTTATTTATCAAAAGTCCAGGGCAATACTTTCTATTCGTAAAATCTCTATGAAAAACTATTTTATCAATATTCCATTCTTTCATCAATTTTGCAGTTAATTTTATTGTTTCGGTATATTGAATTTCATCAGGTTCTTTTTTATCAAAATTCCCAACCATGCATAATGCTATGCCGCCGGTATTATGAAAAGCTATGCCGGCCGGTTTATATTTAATAGCTCTACCCGATAATATTTTTCCATCTGGGAAAATGCCGAAATGATATGCAATATCAAACCAGCCTTTTTTCATATGAAATCTTTTGAAACTATTCCAGATTTTTATATGATTATTAGCTTTAAATATTTTATTGTCAGTTGCACTATGATGAATTTGTATATGATTTATTTTTCTCATTTATTCCCCTTCTTTTTTTATGCAATGCTGATGATCACACCTGTCTTTTATCACTGCAAATTCCTTACAAGTTTCCTCGTTTTTTTCTAATTTTCTTTCGATATTTTCTATCCTTTTATCGTTCTGCCGCATAACTCTGCTAAAAAGGATGATAGTTACCGGCCACATTATTCCAGCCGCTATAAGCAATATTTTATAAATTTCCATATTTTTAATTTCCTAAATATGCCACCGAGAATGAGGATTTGTTTGTATTTGGTGTAAACGCTGCGTGATTATGCGGTCTTATATCTGCACCAGCTTCAAGCCATCCAGACCAGCCACATTCAAATGCAGCTGTTACATTTGTTTGTTGTTGTTCTGTTCGTCTATCAGCTGCATTTATCGAAGAAATAGAAGTGGTTCCCTGTGTTGTATTTTCTGATATTCCTATTATATCATTACCGCCAGTATCAGACGTAGAGGTATAAGTAAATGAATATATACCACTTTTATTTATCGTTATCGTCAGGCCTTCAGTGTTGTTATTTGCGACGGAAAATAAATTTCCATAATTTTTTACAACAGTAGAAAAATAAGGAATAACAGTCCATCCGGTAGTTCCGTATCCGGCGTGTGTATGTGCAAACCATTCACACGTTATTTGTTCACTTATGATTTTCCATTCCGTTGAAATCGCAACAATTCTTATATAATTATCTTTTTTGGGGAGTTCTATTGTCTGCACTCCGTTTATCGTTTCGGTACTTTCGCCATCTATTGTTACAATATTTGTTGCGTGTCCAACAGAATTATATATTGTTATTATTCTCCCCTGGTTATCTGCCAATGTTGGAAGCGTTGCCGTTATAGACCCGGTTGTCGGGTCGCAATAATATATATCTTCTCCTGTACCATCTGCAATAATAAAACTACTTGTCTCCGACGAAGTTGTTAATTTTATTTTTACAATTTCATTATTTAGTTCTTCCATCGTCCTTGATGGTGCGCTACCACCATTATCAACAATTGCATTAAAATTACCGTAAATTCTTGTAAATTCAGTATCCCAATACAAACCATCATTTGCCGTTGATCTATTCCATGTTCTTGTTTGACTTTCACTATATGCCATAATTTCCTCCTTTAATTTTCATCATCTATAATTTGATAATTATACACTAAACTTGCATTTTTGGCTTTTTCTTCAAAGACATCTTTTAAAACAAGATTGCCATTTAAATCGAATGCGCCTAACTCATCAATTGCGACTGTATTTAATTCACTTGCTGCAATATCTATTGTGTATGTTTTTTGCCCACTTGCGTCTGTGTCATGAACCGCTATTTCCCTGTACACTTCATTTTGCAATCCTGTATCTCCCGGTTGTGGTTCACGTGTCGCGCCATCACCTAACGCAATTTCGTATATATTATATCCACCATCTGGCGTTAATAACTGTTTTCCATCAAGTGTTTGAAGACTATCAAGAGTGGAATATATTGTCGTATATTTCGTCATTTGAGAAATCAAATCTTGAAATGTAATTTCAAACGCTGCGTATACTCCTCCAGCCCTAATGCGACCTATTGTGTCGCCTACCGCAAGAGGCGCATCAATATCATCGATATTCCCGGAAAGAGGAGAAAGGATCGAAGCTGATCTTTTTAGCGATGGGTCAAGCGGATCGGTTCCTTCCAATAACATTTGCCCGTCAAGAAAAACATTTCCTGTTCTATCCCATTGTTCGTCAACTCGAAAAATTGCGTTTGGGTCATTTCCGGCAACAATTTTTCCTATTTCGGCCAACTCAGGTATTGAGCCACCAGATTTTTTTTCACTAATTGCGACTGATAATGCAAGCCTGTATTCTTCATCTGATTGACCCGGTATACGATCAAGCAAAACAAGAGTTCCTATTTGGTCTAAATTTTCCCCGGTAACAGTAAAAATTTGAAATATAGTTTTCATTTGCAAAAATGATGCTTCAATATCATCAACTTGATCAGAAAATATTTTCCACAATTTCCCTAAATTAGAATTTATATTTCTATTTAAAAATGATTGTGGGAAAAGTTGTAAATAATCTATAGTTGCCATTAGCTTACCACTACTGTTACTTGTGCGTTATCTAATCTTGCATATTCATTGTCACCAATTGTCAATTTCCTCAATGTCGTTGGTGTTGTTGGAGAAAAAGCAACATAGCATATAAGGTCTTCAACGCCTGTAATATTTTGCATATTTGCTTCTATGGCCCAGCTGTACACGTCATCACCAATATCAAGACCGGAATATTCCGTCGTGTTCGATTCAGCATCGGTATATACTCCACCAATAACTTCAATAACTCGTTCGATTACAACTTCCTCATTTGCTGTTACCCACTCAGCGTTGGAAGTTATTTCGACTTTAACATTAACTAATTTTTGAGTTGGAACATTCCATTTGATTGTATGTGCATCACCATTTTCATCAAAAACTGTATAGCTTTCTGATCCATAAGGTTCTATTCCAGCCGCTTTGCTATTGAATATTGCCGTTGCTATTTCTACATCGGTAGCAGTGCCACCAACAACACATTCTACAGAATGCGGCGGGCGTCCTTCGCCGTCAGTTGCGTTAGTTGCATTTTCGATCACTATTGCCCTGTCGACATTATCAAGGTTTTTCAATGCTGAAATAATTGCAGGGACTGAAGACCCGCCGGTTATAGAAACTTCTTTATATCGTGCCCTTAAATTCGGGTCGCTTTCTATTTCCGCACCGCCTGTTGTAGCAAGCGGGTTTGTAATGGCGTCCACTCCGGTAAAAGGATTTGTAAGTTCAATTATCGAATCAGCCGGAACTATTCCTTCCTCCCCGCCTTCGATGGCTTGAATTGTTAATGTTGTTGTGCCGCCGGTAACAACTCCGGAGGTTATATTTTGGAATTGAATCGCCTGTGATGTTTGAGCAGTCAGAGACAGAGATGTTATTGTAGTCCCATCTACACCGGATACAGATAACGTCCCGAATGCCTGTTGTGCAGCTCGTCTTGATATACCACCGAGAGCAACAACACGATCAAGGCTAACGCCTTCAGATGTATCAATGAACGCGGAATAATATACGTCCTCAAGACCATCCCATGTATCAGAAAGTGCCTGGCTCATAAGTTGTACAAATTGCCCAACCTCACCGTATACCGAAAGATCAACGTCATCACCAAATTGCACCCTTGCCTCATTTTCGAGCTCTTCTAAAATTTCGCTTTGTGTTTTTTTTATAAATCCTGCACTTGTTATCATATTGTCACCTCAAAAGTCCCTTCATCTGCCTCAAGGTTTATTACCATATTTATTTCTCTTGTGCTATTATCGAAATCAATATTTATATTTATTATTTTTTTTATTCTTGTATCGGCTAAAACTTGCGCTCTTACAACAGCGGTAAAACGTTCTTTTAAAAATTGTCTCTGGTTAAAAAGACCGAGATAATCTATACCCTCAGTTGGAGCAAGGAACCATTCACCGAGCCATAATTTTAGTCTATTTTCAGTAAGTTGTGCTAATGCATCAAGACCTGTTAGGACTTCCAGTCTTCCATCACTATATACGAAATCATTGCTAATTGTTTTTAACGTTTTAACTCCCATCTTATGACCCCGGCGTTGGCGGCGTTGTTGGGTTTCCAGGTGCCGCACTTGTATGAGTATGTGTTTTCAGATTGAATGTATTGAATTGTATACCAAGAGCAGACATTTTTATAGTCTCTCCTCCGAAAACAAATGTGATAGAATCAGCTTCAAATTTCATA